TCCATGTTTGCAAACGAACCCATCATCATTCTAGCTTCAGGCTTTCTAAAGATACGCATGTATCTATCAACGTAACCTGCACCAACATCTACATCAGATTGAGTAAACAATCTAAAGATTTGTGTTAATAGATTCTTTTCTTTTGAATCTAACTCTTGCCAATCTTTTACATCGGTGTGTAATGGTACTGACTCCGGCATCCAATGCATTTGGTTTTGCAACACGTAGTAGTCAAACATCCACGGATTGTCAAAAGGTTTGTAGTAATCTCTTGTATCTAATAAGCTCATCTGTTCTCCTTGTTAAATCTTTTAACTAAATATTTAAAATTTTCAATTACGTATCCTGCGTAATCTTTTGTTTTTGCGAATGGATTATTATTTTCATCACAATAATCTAACCACATCCTACTTGTAAAGCCTGAAAACTTCTGACTAAACACATCTGTAAACTCTTCTTGTTTCATTTTGTTTCCTTTGGTAAGTATACTAAAATTTCTGAATTACATTTAGTACATTTTAAATTTGTTTCCATTTGGAAGTCTTCGCTTTCATGACTAATGTCCACGTCACCTCCCCATATTACTTTGTTTCCACAGTGCCAACAATCCATCATTTATCCCTCACAAGCTATACATTCAGCATCGTCTAACTTAATACGCTGAACTTTAACGTTTACATTTTCTGCATTTCTAGCAGCATTAGTTCTAAAGTAATACAAAGACTTTAGTTTGTTCATACCATACCAATGTACATCATTGACATACTGCATGTACTCATCGTGCACTTCCTGTGGCTCGGTTGCTTTTGGAAGTGTAAAGAAAAGATTAACGGATTGTGCTTGACAAATAAACTCTTGTCGTTTAGAAGCATGTTCTATAATCCATATCTGGTCTATTTCATTAGCAGTTTTAAATACGTCTTTCTCTTCATCAGTTAGGATATCAAGATGTTGTACTGAACCTTCGTTACCTGCAATGTCTTTCCACAATGCAGTCAACTCATCTTTCTTTAATCCCTTGTCTTGTAATACTTCTTCTAAGTATTTGTTTTTAACTTGGAACGAACCTGAGAGAGTTTTGTGTGTATAAACGTTAGCACGATATGGCTCAATCGAAGGAGAAGTACCACCACATATGATACTAGAACTAGCGTTAGGAGCAACAGCGAGTAGATTAGCGTTCCTCCTGCCACTACCACTGACATCAGGAGCTTCCCCCCTTTCATCTGCAAGTCTTTCAGAAGCTTTGAAGGATTGTGTTTTAATGTGTTTAAAAGCTTTATAATTGAAGCCCGTAGCGAAGATACCTTCAAAAGGAATGTTGCGTGATTGGAGATACGAATGGAATCCCATCGCACCGAGACCCAACGACCTTTCTCTATAAGCAGAGTAGGCAGATTTAGTAAAGCCTCCTTTGCCCGGTTTAATATGTTTTTGAAATCTTTTAAAGTTTGCATTGTACTCTCCTAAGTTATCTGTGTCAACAGCGTTATCAATATAATGTTGAAGAACGTTGTCAAGCATGGTTATTAAATCATCTATGAACACTGGATTCTCTGACCATTCATCATAGTATTCTAAGTTTACAGAAGATAAACAACACACTGCTGTTCTTTCTTCGTTAGTAGGTAAAGTAATCTCAGAACAAAGATTGCTCTGTTTGATTTCTAATCCTAAATCTTTTTGTTGTTTAGGTAAAGCTTCGTTACATGTATCTATGTTTACCATGTAAGGCTCACCTGTCTCGGCTCTAGCATTAATGATTTGCCACCACAAGTCTCTAGCATTTACAATCTTAGTAGGCTCGTTAGTCTTAGGGTCAATCAATCTAAAGTCTGCATCTTCTTCAACAGCTTTTAAAAACTCATTGGTAATGTTGATACCGTTGTGAAGATTAAGATTCTTACGGTTGATATCTCCACCTGATTCTTTACGCATGTTAATAAACTCTTCAATCTCTGGATGAGAGATGTCCATGTATGCAGCATAAGAACCACGCCTAGTTGTGCCTTGATTAAAGGCTAACATTTGAGAATCTACGACATGCATAAAGGGGATTGACCCAGTAGACTTACTACCGTGAGTAGTAGAAATACCATTACTCCTAATATCTCCCCAATATCCACCAATACCTCCACCTGAAGACGCCAACCAAATATTCTCGTTATAATGAGCAGATAACCCATCCCGACTATCAGGTACATAATTGAGGAAACAGCTAATAGGAAGCCCACGACTGGTTCCCCCGTTGCTAAGTATAGGAGTGCTAAACATGAACCAACAATTGGAACTGTAGTGATAAAGTCTTTGAGCCAATTCAAAATCTGTGTTACCCTTGTAGGTTGCTCCGAAGACGGAAGCTCTTGCAAAAGCTTCTTGTGCATGTGTTTCTTTGACTTCAATTTCCCCATCCTTATTACGTTTCTCCCATAAGTATCTATCCTTAAGAGTATCAAGGCTGAACTTATCTAATAGTTTTTCATTACTATAATTTATTTTTATACCAAGATATTCCTTGATACCCACTTTGTCTTCTACCATTACGTATTCTCCTCATCGTGTACGTTTAACATTATTATACCATAGTGTAATATTTTAAGCAAGTCTTTTCTGTTTTTTCCATCTTTATTTCCATAGCGTTTAGCGTACTTCATTATATTTCCTATGCAAAAACCTTCTCCATGACCAGAGTCAATGATAATATCTGTTGCTTGGTACTTATCAGAAGCGTAGTGCTCACTGTAAGTAGCATCAACATATGATTTAATTTCTTGTAATAATTTATTTTCATTAAATTTATAGTTCATCAGTTCTCCATTCTTTCGGTAAATTATCTTCACTGTACCACGTAAAATTATTTTTTTCAGCCCACTCGGCATGGGTTCTTTTGGTTCCATCTTTTCGTTTTTTTGCCTGAGGCATTGGAGCATAAGGACTTAAAAACAAAAAGACTAATTCTTGGTTTGGCTTTAAAGCTTTACGTATCCAAACATATTTATTATATTCTTGGTAGTCCCAAAACCTACCTTTTGCTTCTAATAAATATTCTGTATTGCCCATAACTTTAACAAAGTCAGGCTCGTAATTATGCTCAACTACATAAGGTACTTTATTGGAATGATGATTCCATGTTTGTAAAACTGTGGAATGTAAGGTGTGCTCCCATTTAGAGTCATATCCTTTTGGGACATTCTTTTCTTTGGGTCTAACCACTCGGGGTTTTCTAAAACCAACCATTATATTATATCCGAATATGTAATTTTGTCAAGAGTCTTTGTTTTTAATTTCTTTTTAATTAACTTACCAAACCATTTAGGTGTGTACGAAGACACAAGCAAAGTTTTATTTGAAAATATATGAGTCTCATTTGGCAAATAATTCTTATAATTTTTAGATGAAACTTTACTTTTCTCTTCGTCATTTAACATAGTTTTTAGCCAATCAACAACAAACTGAATTGATTTTTTTCTTATTGCTTTAGATTTTCTTCCGTTCATCTGACTTCCTCCACGTTAGGTTCGCTAACAATTTTTGTAAAATATACAGGTCCTTTTGCATAATTAAACACACGTAAACCCTGCCCATCATTCGCATCTTTGTGGCACTCAAACTTATGAGGACACCACGAACATCCTCTAGCAACCTTCATATTACCTGCTTTACCTTCTGGTATAGGAGAGTAACAAAAATCCGGAGGAGTGTCCGAAGCAATAATATTTTTTACGTTTTTAATTTTAGATTTAATATTTGGCTTATCCATATCATCAGGAACAAACATTGTGAGCTCACCTGTTTCTTTATTCATAACGAGAAAGCCACCTTCATTAGTTTTTTCAGCAGCTTCGTACCCTGCCAATTGTGAAAGATATCCAAACGCATCGTCTTCTGCCAGTGTTCCTTCTTTAAACTTTTTAAATGCATAACCCGAAGCAGTTTTAACATCAACAACTTCGCCATCTATCATGCAATCCATGTGTCCTTTGATGCCACTCACAGTTATTTCTTTTTGCTGTGACGTAAGTTTATGTCCTGATAATTTAACAAAGAACAAAATTAATACTTCCAACAAATGTCCATACAAAAATTTAATTTGAGTGCTTGGTTGTAATTTTTCTGTCGTATCAGCTTGGGTGTGAGTATCAAACCAAAGTCTTCGTTCTGGTCTACCGACATTAGACATTCGTAAAACAGGCTTACCCTCTACGTTTTGTGGTGTAGCCCAATGTCTTAACGCATCAGTCATATCTTTACCAAATTCTTCAAACATTTCTTCTGAAATATTTAATTCGTTTCCCTCGGTAAGAGAATCTAATACGTTATAAATATCTTCGACTAAATTATTTAGTTTCTTTTTCATTGTCTGCCTCCTTAAAGGCTTTAATTACATCTGATGAAAATAGTTTTTGTAAATTTACAAGAAACATTCTACTTGCTTTATGGTCACCACCACTTACAGTTTTAAACGTATCAAGTTTATCCACAATAGTTCTAAGAACATCTGTTTTAAAAACAAGAGTACAAAATTCATTGTCTCCCACGCAAAGATTATGAAACCAATAGTCAGATTCAGTAGCTCTAATTCCCGAAGGCTTACCCCACGATTCATATTCAATGCATATGTTTCCAGACTTTTGCCATAAATCTTTTTCAGATTTAACTTCTATTTTTTTATTGGTTAGCATCTCAGCTATTTTTTCTTCACGTATTGTACCATATTCTAGGTCAATGTCAAACTTTTTTCTATCTTTTTTAGTGGGTTTCACTCCAATTTTCTCCTATCTTGTATTCACCATCCATAGGACAGCGAAGGTTATAATATTTACCAGCATCAATAAGACTTTCAACAGCAAGTTGTCCAACTCTATTAGCCTGACAAGCTCGTACTTCAATCTGCCACTCATCATGAATATTTCCAACAAATTTAAAATCTAAATTTGATTGTCTAAGTCTTTTATCAAGTATTACCAATCCTTTTTTCATAAGGATAGCACCTGCTCCTTGTAATAAAGTATTTAAAGCTGCATGTTTATGTCGTAAAAATATCTTACGACCATCTAATCCTTTAAGGAATTTTTTTTCTGATGCGATATCAACTCTTGTTTTAAGAGCTGCAAGTGTTGGTAAACTACTAAGAAAGCGTTCTCGCAAGAGTTTACCATCTGCTCTGCTTCCGTTAATGATGCTTCCAATCTTTTCATCTCCTGCTCCGTAAATGAGGGCATAGATGAAAGTTTTTGCCTCATCTCTTGATTTAAGTCCAGCAAACGTTTGGTTAGCTGTGTGAATGTCTCCATTAATAATTTCATTAATATACTCCTCGTCAGCCATGTAGTGTGCTAACATTCTTAATTCTAAACCACTTGCATCTACACCTACAAGTTTGTATCCGTCTGGTACAGTCCAACAGGCTCGACATTCTTTACCATAAGGACTATATATAGCTGGAACTTGAGCCATGTTAGGGCTTCTGTGTGCCATCCGACCTGTAATAGCTCCTGTGCAAATTACAGAACCATGTACTCTTCCATCGTCTTTAAGTGCATCAATCCAAGACGAAACTTGAGCAGCTCTTTTTTGTAATAACAAAAATTCAG